GGTTTCCGGTTCGATGTTGACGTTTTCGGTTGCCCCCCCGACTGACGCACAGTGCTGGGGCATCATTGGCATACCATCGACTTCTGGTGTGCCTGAACACAATCACGATTGCGGGGTATTCTGATGGTGCAGACAATTCTCATCAAGCGCAGCTTCACGACGGGTGCGGAACCCGCGAGCCTCGCTCCCGGCGAAGTCGCCATCAACGTCACCGACAAGAAGGTGTGGGTTGGCGACGCGGCCTCCGCGCCCGTCCTCATCAACGACAAGGGCGAGTTCGCAAGCTACCTGCCTCTCGCTGGCGGGGAAATGACTGGCAGCATTGTCGGCCCCGTTGACACCGAAACCCTGACGTGGGCTTCCGGCCCCTTCAATGCGGCTGTGTCCTCTGACGGAACGAAGGTCGTCCTGTCCGTGAACGACGGAGACGCGACGTTCACCCTTCAGGTGGACAAGATCGTCGCCTCGCGCCCGATTGAGTTGCCCCTCTACGCTCTCGAAGACAACCACGCGGCGCGTGTGGACTATGTGAACCAGCGGATCGCCGCCCTCGGCATCCCCACGCCCCAGTACGACAAGCTGGGCGGCGTGTACGCGGCAGAGGCACCGACTGGACAGGCGCAGTACGGCATCTCGACGAGCGGCGCGCCGATCTTCAAGGAAATCGCGGTGCCGTATCCGGCCCCCGACAGGCTCGGCGGCGTCAACTCTGGCGTGGCGACGAACCTCCAGACGATGAACGGCATCGACACCGACGGCAAGCCGATCTTCGGTGACATCCCGTATCCTTCTGGCTCGCACCCCGGCGGCGTCCTCGCAACGCCCGGCGTCGTGGGCTACGCCCTTCACAGCATCAACCCCAACGGCACTGTCGGCTACATCGAAATCCCGCCAGCATCCACGCCGTATGTCCTGCCGACCGCGAGCGCCACGGTTCTTGGCGGCGTGAAGGTTGGCACGGGCCTCGCTGTGGACGCGAATGGCGTCCTGTCCTCCTCGGGGGTCACTGGCGCGTATCTGCCCCTCGCGGGCGGCACGATGACGGGCACCATCAACTTGCCTGACAGCATCAACGCCCTCCAGACAGCTTCCGGCTTTAATATTATCGGCAACGCGGCGGGCATGTATGTCCGTTCCGGCACCACGAACCTGTGGTCATACGGTGTCAGCGCCCTGACGGCCTACAAGCCCATCGCCCTCCCGGCTGACCCGACATCTCCGCTCCACGCGGCCACGAAGCAGTATGTGGACAGCAAGTCATCGACCTACACCCTTCCCACGGCTTCAGCGACCGTACTCGGCGGCGTGAAGGTTGGCACGGGCCTCGCGGTAGACGCGAATGGCGTCCTCTCCACTTCTGGCACTGTCACGGGCTTCCTCCCGCTCGCGGGCGGCACCATGACGGGTACGATCAACGTCCCGGCGGGCAAGGACGCCGTTCGCACTGTGAACGGCTTCAGCCTCTACGACAACAACGTCTCATTCCTCATCCGCAAGGATGACGTGACGATTGCCGCCTTCCAGAGCACGCTCCACACATCGACGGTGCCGATCAAGCTCCCGGCTGACCCCACTGACCCGCTCCACGCCGCCACAAAGCAGTACGTTGACAGCAAGTCATCGACCTACACGCTGCCGACTGCCAGCGCGACGGTACTGGGCGGCATCAAGATCGGCGCGGGCCTCGCCATCGACGCGGGTGGCGTCGTCTCGGCCAGCAGCAGCGTCACCAATCCTGTCGCGGGTTCTCAGTCCGGCCTGACCCTCTGGGTCGGTACGCAAGCGCAGTACGACGCGATTGCGACCAAAGACGCCAAGACAGTTTACAACATCACGGCATAACCCATGAGCGACATCACCATAGGCGGATCGCCAATCATATCGCGCAGGTTCGGTAATACCGAGATCGTGAAGGTCATGGTGGGTGAGGAGCAAATCTGGCCCCCCACCAAGCTGGTGACGTATGATAGCTCGCTGATCTACGCCACATCGACAGGAGCGTTCCCGGCGCACCAAGCTGGCGACGTGCTGGTCGTCGTTGCGGTCGCGGCTGGGAACACGCCGCCCGCGCTGCCGACCGGGTTCACGTCGGCGTACACCTCGCCCTCGTCGGAGTTTTCAATGGCGGTTCGCGTGGGCTGGCGGGTCGCCACGGCTGCGAACACGACTAATGGAAACTGGAGCGGCGCAAGCTGGATCAGCACCTACATGTTCCGCAACGCTGACACGACGACGCCCTTCGGCGCGATTTCCAGCATAAACACCGCCTCCAACGCGAAGGGCCAAGCGCCGGGGCTTACTCTTGTGAACAACAAGGGTGAGGCGGCGGTGGTTGCGAGCTTCATCAATAACGGCACCTCTGGCAGCTTTGGTGCGACATCGCAGCCTGTCGGCTGGCGGATGAGAAACCGCAACGCGCGTGTCTTGAACAACGAGAAGATCAACACGCGGAGCGTCGGCGCGTCTTTTGAGACGTTGGTGGGCGGCGGCTCCGTGAATTGGCGCGGGACGACATTCGAGGTTCTCCCTGCCAACCCGCACCCGCCCTACCTGTACGACTGCACCAGTGTTGCAAGTGCTGGCTGGGTCGTTGACTTCACCATCCTCGACGGGTGGCCCGCTGGCGACATCAACGAGGCTTATATGTTCCGTTGCCAGACGCTCACGGGCTTCGACGGGTATGTGGGCCGCAACTTCCAGCGCACTTTCCGCTCGACCGCCTACAATACCTTCGACTGCACGCTTGAGGACTTGTCGAACATCGCGGGCAAGGAACGCAAGACCATCAGCTTCAAAATCTATCCGAGGGCATGACCATGAGCCGCACACAAGATCGCGCATACGATATTCGGGTCACTGGAGACGAGCGTCTGATTGCCGACCGTCTCGATCAAATCAACATTGCCGACTCGACGGTGGCCGACATGGCGCTCGTCACGATTGGCGACGGCACCTTGAAGCTGGTGCCGACATCAGAGTTCGGGAGCAATGGCCTGACGCTGCCAGAGCCGCCTCTCGGGGAAAACGATGCACTGACAGTTGACCCCGCCGGCGTCGTGAAGTGGGGCGGTCAGATCAGTGCTGGGGAATTTTAATGCGGAAGCATTAAAGAGGAACTCGGAGTCACCGGGTAGTTGCAACTTGAAATCCTAGGAGAATACCAATGTCTACGTCGATCCAAATCAAACGCAACCTGGGAAGCACCGCTGTAGCGGTGCCGACGCTTCTTGACGGTGAACTGGCTTATGCTGCCAGTGGCTTCCTGCCGAATGGCGGAAAGGACGAACTCGTCATCGGCAATACTGGCTCTGGCAAGGTTCTGATCAGCAACCAGCGTCAGGTCGAACTGGCGGGCGCGCAGACCATCACCGGCAACAAGACCTTCGGTGCCGGTGCCAAGCTCGCCATTGCCATTGCAGACCTTCTCGTCTCGGGCGGCGCGGCTGGCGATACCATCGTCACCGACGGCGCGGGCAACCTGACCTTCGGCGCTGCGGCTGCCGGTGTCACGGGTGACGGCACCACCATCATCGACAATGGCGACGGCACCCTGTCGGTCGCGCCGGGCTATGCTTCTGAGCTTGCTGACGGAACCACCATCATCGTCGATGCCAATGGCAATCTTCAGGTCAACAAGGCCGTCACAGCCGACGTTGAGGCTGGCACGGCCGACAAGTTCATCGATACCGCCCTGATGAAGGCCGATATCCTTGGCGGCGGTCTTTCCACGCTCACCACCAACGCGAAGCTGATCGTTCCGGCGATCAATGAACTCCAGACTGCCATCACGATGGCTTCTGGCGGCATCATCTTCGCTGGTACGCTCGACGCTTCGACGGGCGTCATCTCGCCCGCTTCTGGCGTGACAAACGTCCCGGCGAACATCGCTGACGTGGACCCGGCGCTGACGAAGAATTACTTCTGGATCGTCACCACGCCCGGCTCCGAAGTTGGTCCCGGCAACACTGTCGCCGCGAACAAGCAGGACTGGGTTGCCTCGGACGGCACGAAGGTCGTGACCCTCAACTACGGCATGGCGAACGTGGCTGCGGCCAACGTGTCCTATGACGGCGCGGGCAACACCATCGTGACTGGCCCGACTGTGCAGGATGCGCTCGACCAGGTCGAAGTGGCGCTTCTCGCTCCCATCGACGGCGGCGTGTTCGCCTAAGCAGCAAGGGGAGGGGGCGCAAGCCTCCTCCCTTCTCCCGTTACATAACGATCAAGGAGACGGCATATGCCCGTAAAGACTCAAGTTCAGGTTTCTCGCTCCAGTGTTGCCGGCGCACGCCCGGCTGCTGGTTCGCAGCCTGTAGGTTCCCTCTATGTGAATTTCCCCGACAAGCAGCTGGGCGTGATTGATCCTGCGGGCAACCCGGTCGATCTCATTCCCTCTGGGTCAGCCGGCGATGTTTCCATTTCGACTGATGCTGGCAATACGACTGTGCTTGGCACTGACGGCGGCGTCTATACACCGATGCCCACTGTTGCCGATGTTGGAGCGGCAGCGGTTGATCATACGCATGATTTCCCAGTTGACAGCGTTAACGGGCAGTTTGGCGATGTTGTCCTGACTGCGCCTGATGTTGGAGCGGCCACCGTTGATCACGATCATCTTGCGGCCGACATTGCAGATTTCGGTGAGGCTGTCGATGATCGAGTTGGAACGCTGATTCAGGCTGGTGCAAACGTCAGCATCAACTACGATGACGCGAATAATGCCCTGGTTATCAGTTCTTCGGGCGGTGGTGGTTCCACGCCTGTGATATCTATGGATGCCGGCAACCAGACGCGCCTCGGCACTGATGCCGGTGTGTTCACGCCACTTCCGACGCCTGCGGCGATTGGTGCGGCCCCCACGGCGCACACCCATGCCATCGCCGATGTGACGGGCCTTCAGCCTGCACTGGACGGCAAGGCTCCCACTGTCCACACGCACACCGCCGCCCAGGTGACGGACTTCAGTGAAGCCGTGGATGATCGCGTGGGCGCACTGGTGAAGGCCGGTGCGAACATGTCGGTGGTTTACGATGACAACGCAAACACGCTTACACTTAATGCAACTGCAACACCAATGAAGGTGTCGGCTGACGCTGGCAACCAGTCAAAGCTTGGAACCGATGCCGGAATCTTTACCCCGCTGCCAACCCCAGCGGCGATTGGAGCGGCTCCCGCAACGCATACCCATGCCATCGCCGACGTGACGGGCCTTCAGCCTGCACTGGACGGCAAGGCTCCCACGGTTCACACCCACACCGCCGCGCAGATCACGGACTTCGCAGAGGCTGTCGATGACCGTGCGGCTGCCTTGATCAAGGCAGGTGCGAACACCACTGTCACCTATGATGATGTCGCAAACACGCTGACGATCTCTGCCAGTGGTGGTACAGCCCCGGTCACCAGTGTCAACTCTAAGACGGGCGCTGTGGTTCTGACTGCGACCGACGTTGGCGCTGCAGCTACAGCCCATATCCACGTCATCGCGGATGTCACGGGCCTTCAAACCGCACTTGACGGCAAGGCTCCTGTCACGCACACGCACACCACGGCACAGGTGACTGGCCTCGACGCTGCCCTCGCAGCGAAGCAGCCACTTGATGCTGATCTTACAGCTATCGCGGGGTTGACAGGAACGTCTGGCATTCTGAAGAAGACGGCGGCGGATACCTGGACGCTCGACACTGCCTCTTACGCCCTTGCCACGCACACGCACACTTCGGCGCAGATAACTGACTTCGCCGAAGCCGTGGATGATCGCGTGGGTGCATTGGTAAAGGCAGGTGCGAACACCACTGTCACCTATGATGATGTCGCGAACACGCTGACCATCGGGGCGGTGGCGACTGCCATGAAGGTGTCTACGGACGCGGGCAACCAGTCAACGCTTGGCACTGACGGCGGCGTCTACACGCCTGTTCCGCGTGTGATCTCCGCTAACGATACGCTTCCCGCTCTCCGTATCACGCAGCTTGGTACGGGCAACGCTTTGCTGGTTGAAGACAGCACAAGCCCTGACGCAACGCCCACGATCATCACACAGGCGGGTCAAATCGTTTCGGGCCACACAACGACTGTTAACACGGACAATTCTTATGGCGGTCAGATCACCCCGCGCGTCCAGACACACGGCACCATAACGGATAATGCCGCGCTTGGCGCAACGCTTTGGACGGGTTCGGGTGCAGGAAGTCAGGTTGCCCTCTCAAAATCGCGCGGGACCGCAATCGGCACAAACGTAATTGTTCAAAGCGGAGATGACATTGGTGCTGTTGCATTTAACGGTGACGACGGCGCGTCCTTTATTGTAGCGGCAGCAATTTCGGCTGCCGTTGACGGAACACCCGGCACAAACGACATGCCGGGGCGACTTGTGCTCAGTACGACTGCTGACGGTGCAGCAGTGCCGACAGAACGTCTTCGCATTAACTCTTCAGGCGCGATTGGTCTGGCTGGAGCGAACTTTGGCACTGACGGTCAGGTTCTCACGTCGAAGGGCGCTGCCCTCCCGCCGGTCTGGGCTTCCACCAACAGCCACACCCACACGGCGTCTCAGATCACGGACTTTTCGGAGGCTGTCGATGACCGCGTGGGCGCTCTCATAAAGGCCGGCACCAATACCACCGTCACTTATGACGATGTTGCGAACACGCTGACGATCTCTGCCAGTGGTGGTACGGCCCCGGTCACCAGTGTCAACTCTAAGACGGGCGCTGTGGTTCTCGCCGCGGCGGATGTTGGAGCGGCACCCACCACGCACACGCACACTTCGTCGCAGATCACCGACTTCGCTGAATCCGTCGATGACCGCGTGGGCGCATTGGTCAAGGCTGGCACCAATACCACCGTCACTTATGACGATGTTGCGAACACGCTGACGGTTTCCGCCGCCACTACGCGCGTCATTGATGTCAATGATGCCACCCCCGGATTGCGTATCACCCAGCAGGGGACGGGCGATCCGCTTGTAGTTGAGGATGCTGCGTCTCCAGACAACTCGCCATTCAGGGTTAATGTTGATGGCAGGGTTCTGATCGGTCATACGCAATCCATTCCAACAGCACTTCCAATGGGGGCCAGCGGCGAGCCGCAGTTGCAGGTTCATATCCCGGCTTCTGGCCTTTACAGTTGGTGGGCGGTTGACAACAGCACCGCGTCACTCACCCTCAACAGGTCGTACAGCGGCCAAGTAGGAGTGCATGCTGCTGTCCCTGACGGTGTCATCCTTGGTGCGGTTTCCTTCAATGGCAGTGACGGTACGGCATTTACGCGGTCTGCTATTGTCCGCGCTGTAAGAGATGGCGCGGTAGGGGCGGCAGGTGTTCCCGCAAAGCTGGAGTTCTACACATTCGATGGCGTTGCGACAGCGCCAAACCCTCGTTTGGTGATTAACGCGAAGGGTGCGCTTGGTTTCGGAAATGCAACTACGAACTACGGCACGGCTGGGCAGGCGTTGCTCTCTGGCGGCTCGACGGGTCAGCCGACTTGGGGCGCGAACCTCTACGTTATGGAAGAAGACTTGGCGGCGCTCAAGCAGAAAGCCTTGGATGTCGAGAAGGCTCTCACCGACGCAGTTACCAACCTTGCTACCACGCTGGAGGCTGCGGAAACCAGGATCAGCAGCCTCAAGGGACTGCTGACTAAGGCCAACAACAAGATCACCGATCTCGAAAACCGCCTGACTTCTGTTGAAACAGGTCTGGGCATCACTGGAGGCGTATAATGATTAACCGTGAAACATTCTTCGGCAAAGTCCGGTCGAGCCTCTTCAGCGGCTCGCTCTCGCAGAAACAGGTGGACGGCATGAACTACATGCTCGACGCCTACGAGGCGAAGTACGAAAGGAACTGGCCCGACCTTCGTTGGATCAGCTATTGCTTCGCCACGGCCTACCATGAGACGGCCTACACAATGCAGCCGATCTCCGAGTACGGCGGGCAGAGCTACCTCCAGAGCAAGCCGTATTATCCCTACTATGGGCGCGGCTATGTGCAGCTGACATGGGAGGATAACTACCGCAAGATGGGCCAGAAACTCGGCATCGACCTGCTGGGCGCGAACAAGGAGCGTGCGCTTGAACCCGCCATCGCGGCCGAGGTCATGTATTCGGGTATGCGCGACGGCGACTTCACGTCGAAGCGCCTCTCGTCATACTTCACGGATGCGCTGGATGATCCGGTGAACGCCCGCCGCATCATCAACGGCACCGACCGCGCCGAGACGATTGCCGGGTATCACCGGAAGTTCTTGGAGGCGTTCCAAGCGGCCTACACCGCCGAAGCCCCCGCTCCGACGCCCGAACCCGAACAGCCTGCGCCTACCGAGCCGGAGGAGCCTGCGATCCCGGTGGCCGAGTTTCGGACCTATATGGCCGAGGTCAACAGGCTGGCCGACGCACTCATCAACAAGCACAGCGCGTGAAGCGGAGGGCGAGATGAATAACGGCTTCAACCTGGAGAAGGCGGCCTTCCTGCTGGTGGCGGCTGTTATCGTTTCGCAACTTCTTGTTGGCCTATCGGTGACGGGGGCTTGCGTGTTTTACGCCTCTGATATCATCTCAGGCGGCGGGGAGTGCAGAGCCAACGGGAAGGTGGCCGAGATCATGTCTGCCGCCTTGGCGGCGGCTCTGGCCTTTGCAGGGCGCGGAAAGTTGGACAAATGACGAGAATCGTGAGGTTACACGCTTTTCAAATCATCGATTTCATGTGCCTATCCACTCGGAGCGGAGCGTCAGATGTTTGATCTGGAAACAGCAAAAAAGCGTTTGGGGATTACAGGAAGCGATCAGGACATACAGGTCCAGATGGCTCTTGACGCCTCTCTGATGATCGCGCAGCGGTACTGTGACCGCCTGTTTACCTACGGCGCTGATGTGGTCTATTTCTACTATCATGGGGGCGATACCCTTTTCCTGCCGCGTTTCCCGGTCGAGGCGATCATCAGCGCCCGAGGCATACCACAGTATCTCAAAATTCATTCACGCATGGGAATGATCCAGTTCGCCGGGTACTTCACTTCTGAAGAAATTGAGATCCGCTATACAGGAGGATACCAGGTTCTGCCGCCGGATCTTGAGATGGCGCTTTGGGGAGTGTTCGACAGTGTCTGGCCGTCGATCTCCGGCACGTCCGACCCCACGGCTGGTGCCATCGACAGCATTACGATCCCTGATGTCGGGACAATTCGCATGAACAACTCGAGCGGCTCTGCTTCGAGCGCAAATAATGCAAATGTGTTAGGACCATTCAGTTCCATCCTCGATAATTACCGGAGGGTGACGTGTTAGGGGCGACCTACTTCCGCATCATCAAGTCGGGCTTTGAATTGAACATAGCCAAGCTGGGGGTGCCGGCTTCGTGGGAACGCGCGAAGTCTGACGGCGTAGCAAGTGCAGTTACGGTTGGCTTCAAGACGGCTGGCGCAAAGGATGAGGCCATCGTCAACGCCTACGGCATCAACGCGATCATAATGACATTGCGGGCGATGGAAGCACCTGTTCCGCCAGAAAAGTTCGATACCTTCATCGTACACGGCGTTCGGCACACTGCGGATGCAGTCCACCAAGTGAACCTCAATGGCGAGGTGATAGGCTGGAAGATCTATGTGCGGGGTGCCAACTGATGTCATCCAGCTACGTCAGGCGGAATGTCAGGAAGTGGTGCGCCGAGGTTTCGGCGTCTACCGGGGTGCCATTCTACGACACGATCAACGTGAGCGTGACGCCGTCCGACCCTGTGTGGTTTACGGTTATATTTGTGAGCGAGATGCATGAGGGCAATTTCTGCCAGCCACAGTTCATTGAGCATGGGTTCTTAAACCTCATCTTCGTCGCTCGGCCCGGCATGGGGGACAAGGCATGTCTCGATGCTGTTGAGAGTGTTGTCCCTCTGCTGTTTGAGCGGGGCGACAAGAGTCTCACGCTGATCAACTACGAGCCAGTGGAAGAGGACAGCGGCGGAACGGCCGACAAGGATTATCGAATGTCAGTGGCAGTCAACTATCGGCTTTCACTGTGACCGGAATAGGTGAGCAAAACGCAACCCAGCCTTTAGGAGTAAATCATGGCTGCTTATTCGACTAAGGGCACGCAAGTATGTGTCCTCAAAGGCGCTGCGACTGCCACCAGTGTCGTACCTACCGCAATCACCAAAGCCGCGCCGGCGGTTGTAACGGTCGCTTCAACGGCTGGTCTGGTGAGGGGCGACCTTGTCTCTATCCCGGCCACAGGCACGACGGGCAGCACAGGCTTTACCGAACTGGACGGCAAGAGTTGGATTGTCGGCACGGTGACCGGCACCACGTTCACGCTTCTCGGGTCTGACACAAAGGCTTCGACCGCAACGCTTGCGGCTGGTGCTTCTCTCAGGATCTTCAATGACACAGACTTTGATTGTCTCTGCCTGTCGTCGATCACATTCAATCCAGAAAGTGCGAACAACGTCAGCGTGGCTACCTTCTGCGACCCGACTGCCACGATCCCGTCGCAGGTCGTCGGTTCCGGCACTGTCGACATCGCTGGGTTCGTCGATATCGCTGATGCTGGCTACAAGGAACTGATCGAAGCCTACAAGGATGGCAAGGCCCGTGACTGGCGCATCCGGCTGGGCAATGACCAGGGCTACATCATGCTCAACGGCATTCTCTCTGCGCTGAATGTCGATATCCCGATTGATGGCGCCACAGGCTTCACAGGCAGCATCGCCCTGTCTTCACGGTATCGCCACCTCTTCTAAACGAGAGGCGGTGAAGGCTGCCGGCGGGTTGCTCACCTTCCGCCGGCAGCCGACCATCCCAGGTGGGCATGAAAGGTGAGAATATGAAATCGAAGCAGATCGAAATTGATGGCAAGGTTTATGAGGTTGTCGAGTTGTCTATGGAGGCAGGCATTCCCCTCATCAGCAGGGAGAATGGCGCACTCGATACGGCCGGTTTGATCAGGGCCGCGACAAGGATCGACGGCGTGCCTGCCAAGGAGGGCGACCTCAGTTTTGGTGTTGCCATGAAGCTCATGCCGCTGGTCATGGAACTGAACATGTTTTCTGGAGGCGAAGCGGGAAACGCATGAACTCTCAGCAGATGAACGTCTATCAGCTAGCCGAGAACCTTGGGATGACCGTCACGCGGATGCTCCGCGAGATGACGATGTCCGAGTATTTCGGCTGGGTGGCGTTCTACGCTGAAAAGGCTGAACGGGATTCTTCTGCTGCCGGGAAGGCTCCGAAGCTGCGCCCTAAGAAAGGCGACGAGCTTGTTCTCCGGGGGTTCAACATCTGATGGCTACAGCGGTCTACAGGAACGTAGATATGACGGAGGTACTCCTCCGTGATCTGCCGATGAAGATCGCTGAGATCCATCGCGAAACGGCTGCCGAGTACACCGCGCGAGAGGGATTTGAGTCGAACTACTCTGTCTTCGCATTCAGGCGGTATCAGAAGGCGACGAAGTATCCGACGATTGAATCGATACCCGATAAACAACTGTACCTTCCTGCCAGCATTGGGATCACCACGGCTGGCGGGAAGAACTACGCTGTTGAGATTGCCACGGAATTCACTGCGGCGTTCTTCCGCCGGGCGCCCGTCATTACGGGGTCGTACCGCAACAGCCTGCGCTTTACCTTGAACGGCAAGATCCGTTCGCTGTCTTCGCTCCAGAAGATTCAGTCGTTCTCTCCACTGCGCTCGGGCGAGATAATTGAGATTTGGTCAGCGGTCGAATACGCCTCGACGCTGGAGGCACCGAATTACAACGTCAACGGCATCTTCCTGGAGATTGCAAGTTCTCTGCTGGCAAAATGGGGCCAGAAGGCTTCCATCAGGTTCACTTACAGGTCAGGCAAGAAACAGCTTATGGCGTTCAAGTACATGACGCCGGTCATCATGATTTCGGCTCGCGGGGAATTTGCATCTTCACTCAAGACCCGCCGCGGCTACCAGATGCGGAAGCGCAAGCGGGCGGCGAGGCGGGCTGAAAAAGAGCGCAAGGCAGGAGCCAGCAATGGTCGATAAGACGGCAATTCAATACGATCTTATTTTCAACAGTGATGCGGCGGCGAAGGACATAGCCTCTCTGACCGTTCAGTTGAAGACGGCAAATGATCAGCTCTCCAAGATGCAAAAGGACTTCGGCGGTGCGTCGACTGCGGTCAACCGTACCGGCCGTGCATTCGGCTCCGCTGGGCAGTCGATCCAGAATGCCAGCTATCAGGTTGCCGACTTCGCAGTTCAGCTTCAGGGCGGCGTGGATGTATCTCGCGCCCTCGGCCAGCAGCTTCCTCAGTTGCTTGCCGGTTTCGGCGTGTTGGGCGCGGCAATCGGTGCGGGCGTAGCCATATTCGGGCCATTCATTACCAGCCTCGCGCAGGTCAGGGACACCTCCGCAGAATTGGAGGAATCCACGAAGGCTCTGGCCGACGCGCAGGAGACTACGCGGAAAAGTGTTGAGGATCTGAGCGAAGAGTATGGGAAATATGGCGAGGTCATTCGCGGTATTGCCGAAACCAAGGAGCGATTGGCTGCTGCGGATATAGCAAGCACCCTCCAGGCAGATGCGAAGGCGCTTTCTGAGTTGAACGGTATGGCGCTTGGCACGGCCAGTACGTTTTCTATCATCGCCGACGGCTTCAAGAACTTTGATCTTCGCACGACTGTTATAGGCCAGTTGATTGAGCCTATGAACGAGTTCGAAAAGGAAGTCGAGAAGATGCAGCTAAACTTCGGTCTGACCGAAGAAGCTGCGAAGGCGTTGGTCGGCCCGGTGAAAGACTTCGGGGCGGCGCTGGCTGAGTCGGACGTCGATGGAGCGGCCGCCGCTCTTGCTGAATACAACAAATGGCTCCAGGCCAATATTGATTCTGCTGATGAGGCCATTCCGCTCTTCGACAAGATGAAGGAGAAGTTCGACGCGCTGGCGAAGATCAGTACCCGAAACCTTGCCTCTGGATTTTCGTTCACGCCGTATACTGCTGCCAATACCTTTAACAATTATGAGGGTAACGATAGGGTTCGGCAGCAGCTTGAAGATATCGAAGAAGCTGCGCGGGCAGCCGAAGCCGCCCAGCGGGATGCTGAACGGGAAGCTTCTCGACGTATGCGGGAGGCTTCTGCAGCCGCGGCAAAGGCTGCTTCCGAGTATAACCAGTGGGTCCGAACCATCGAACGCGGGACGACCCCTCTTGAAAAAGCTAACTTTGAGCTTTCCGAGGCGACGGCGCAGTTCGAACGCTTCAATGCCCAGATGTCTCCTGAGCAGCGCGATCAGGCGACGGCTTACATCGAAAACCTTCAGAAGAAGATCGATGAGCTTCAGTTCAAGGAAAAGTGGGATGAGATGTCGAAGGCCGTTCAATCGACATCTGAGCCGCTGAATGCATTCTATGAACAGATCCGGGACATTGGTAAGTCCATTCAGGAGGATCTCGCAAGCGGCATCACCGATGCCTTCATGGCCTTCGTCGAAGGCACCCGGTCTGCCGAGGATGCCTTCAAGCAGTTCGCAGTCTCATTCCTGAAAGAGATCACCGCCATGATCGTGAAGGCGACGATCCTCTATGCGATCCAGACGGCGCTTGGCGGGACTGGTGGAGCGTTCGGCGCATTGATGCAGCGGTTCGGCGGGGTTTACGCAAACGGCGGCGCATTCGGCGGCGGCCGCGAGATCAAGGCGTTCGCGAACGGGGGCGTGGTGTCCTCCCCTATGGCTTTCCCGATGGCGGGAGGCAAGACCGGCCTCATGGGCGAAGCCGGGCCGGAAGCGATCATGCCGTTGACCCGGCGCAACGGCCGGCTCGGGGTCGAGGGTTCGCCCGTCAACGTCCGCATCAACAACTACACCGGGGCCAAGGTCAGCGCACAGCGGGGTGCAGACGGCAGCATCAATATCGACGTTGTAGAGAAGGAACTCGCCGCCCGTATGGCGCGTGGCGGGTCACCTATCTCCAAGGGTCTGGAGGCAGGCTACGGTTTGCGGAGGGCAGGACGGTGAGGGATACAAGTGTGAACCGGGTGTTCTACCGTCTCGGCCGCGCGGTTGGGTTCTTCAAGATGCCGTTGCTGTTTGTCTTGGTGGCCTACGCCGCGTGGCTTGCAGCCGGTAGCTGGGGAGCGCGGTAATGGCGATATCCAATCAGTTGAAGAGCATTTACGCATCTGCGCCGACAACGCAAAGGTATGTCGATACCTTGTCTTTTGCTCACAGCAAGTTCGCTCAGACCTACTACCTGACGAGCGACACGAAGCCTTGGCGGTTTCTTTTGGAAACGCGCAACCAAGTCACCTTCATCCCCGTGCCGTTCAAGATTGTGCTGCCGGCCATCGACGGCAAGGGGCAGCAGGACATGTCTCTCACAATCGCCAATATCGGGCGTGAACTCGTCGACCCGCTCGAGGCTGCGATAGCTGACCCTGGCGAGGCAATACGCTGCACCTACCGGGTCTACATCGACAGTGAAGGTACGCTGCCGCAGAATGATCCCCCGCTTACGCTGGTGGTCACTGGCGCCCAGATGACGCGGGAATCGGTATCCGCCACGGCCACCAGGGCAGACGTGCTGAACCGTGCCTTTCCGTTCAACA